ATTTAAATTTGTTGAAGACCTAAAAGATGTACCCGCCACTTGTGACTCGGATGCGACACCCATTCTTATTAAATCTTGAGGGGACAATGAAAATTCTCCAATATCAGATAAATCAATGTCAAAATGAAGTGTTTGTGTACCAATTGGAGCACCGAAAATCATAAAGTCACCACTATCGTTTGTTCGTGCGGTGAACTTAAAATATTTATCAAAAACTTCAATATAAGTTGGGTTGATTAGTACATCCTCTTTATCAAAAAATGTTCCGGTTGGAATGTGTGCACTATAAGACTTTACATATGGTAATAAATTATATCTATAACCATCATCATTTAAATCGTTTAAAGATTTATATGGGTATAGACTTGATATAACTGGATTTGATTCATCTTGTTGAGATAAGGGTATAAAAATAGATACTTTTGCATTAGGTACACCAAAGCCATCATTAACTGTAACCCTACCAACAACAACCCCATAATCGGAACATTGTCTTGTGTAAACTTCACTCTGTAAAAATTTAAGTGAAAGGATTTCTAAAAATTCGTATTCTTGTTCTAACTTTACTTTTACTGACTTGTCAACACCGACTTGTGTTCTTATTCTATATGAATTTGACATTAATATATTTTTTTGATAAATAGTTTATAAACCACTTTCAAAAAATATAATCCAAGTATTATTAAAATAAATTATCAACTAATACTGACATTTTTGAAATTCAATATTCTTACGGTAATATCCTTAACTGGGAATCTAACTTGGTAGATTTGAGTAGGTAAAGCAAAGATTGTGTCTTGTACAGGTTGGATTTCTTTAGTTTCCGTATTTGAATAACTTTGTGAAGTTTCACTTGATGAATAAAGTCCACCAACTCTATTAAAAACTTTTAAATCAGTAATTGTTATAACCCCATTTTCGGATTGTATAAGTCTTCTAATTTCAGATAAATAAATATTTTGTCCCATTTCTCTTGAAGCGGGGTTCATATATGTAGTAATTGTATTTACTATAGTTGTAATTAAAGACCCTTGATTTTGAGAGTTATCAAAAACAACAGATACTTCAAATGCTAAATCAATAACTTTACCATTAGTAACTAAAATATAATCATTCATCATTCTATAATTTGACAAGTAATTTGCAACATTACTTTTCAAAGTATTTGAAATAGTTTCAGTTAATCTTCCAGTTGAATCAAACGATAACATCTGTACCAAAATTTTATTATCTTGTTCAGTAATTTGTACTTTAGCTGGAGCACCAAACTGACTAGGCATTGTGTTAATTAGTGAATAGTAATCATTTATTGTTACAGCCCTTTGTTGTGCCGCAAAATTGAATGTTACATAATTTCTAACTTCTTCAGTCGTTGGGGGTGGGGCTCCACCAATAGCAGCAACTTGATTTGTACAACTTAATGAATTAATAGTACTAACATTATATGATTCAGAAGGCCCATTAACGGCAAAGTTAACCGTACCAATTTGATTAATTACATTAACACCAACATTAGTATTCAATCCACCACCAATTCTATATTGAACAAACAAAGTTGAATTAGCTTTTAGTGTTGAACCCAATGAAAAGTTATTTGAATATTTGTATAAATCCAATTTATATCCGTTTCTTGCAAACTCACGTAGTTGCTCATCAGTTGATTGAGTTCCACCACCAAAGGTCATCTTCAAAAAACCTTCAGGTGTGAATTCTGTTATAAATTTTGTGTTGGTTGTAATATATCTACCTACTTTGATACCGGGTGAATCAGAAACTTTTGTTGGGTCTTCTATAAAAACTCTATCCTCAACTAATGCCCTTACTTCATACCATCTATTTTCTGCACCTAAAAACTCTTGTTCTGTTGGGACATTTGCATATGCTGTACCATCTTTTAATAAAACTGAAGTTACACCCAAAACATTTTTCTCAGGTAAAAATAGTTCATAAAAAGGTCTTACATTGTTACCTGTAATTACTTTTTTGAGTACTCTAGTAACACCATTAACACAAGGTTCTCTTTTTATGATGGTGTAATTAGCTATTGTGTTTGAGGAGTCAAAGTTTGGGATAACAACACGTGGAGTGAATCCATCACTACTTAAAGCAGCTGCAAAATCAATATCATTTACAGTTTCAAATGTTTGACCAGCACCCAAAACTTGTGCACCTTTTCTCAAGATACCACAATATCTATTATCAGGAGCATCACCTAATGCTGGGACAACAATAGAAAAATCAACAAGAACTACTGAAGGTCTTTGACCTGGAATTTTCAATCCATATGTTCTTGCTATGTTATAAATTGATGACCTTTGTTGAGCATATTGTAATACTGTTTCTTGGATACTCCTATCAATGTTAAATTGTAGATTGTCAGTTACAGCGGCATTTAAATCTAATAACGCAGAGAAGACTGACGCATCATTAAAATTATCAATAACTTCAGGGTAATATGTTTTAGTAAAACTTATTAACTCATTTCTTATTGATTGAAAATCCCTAGTTGTATATGATATTTTTTTGTTTGCCATAAATTATACATTTATAATTATAAAATCACTCTGGTTAAAAACAGAATCAGTGATTACATAGTCTATTTTAATTTTTGCCGTGTGTTCTAAGTTTCCAATATTTGTTACTCTAAAAACTCTTTGGTCATTTTCATCGATGTAAGAACCTTTATTTTCTAAACCCTCAGATGCTGGTACAATAGTTATATTAGTTATTGTTAAATTAGGTATATATTCTGTGACTGAATCTCTGATTTCAGATTCTAAATCAGAAAATGTAGGACCATCTAATGGTTCAAATATAAACTCCAATAATCTAGTACCAAAATTAGGTAAATAATATCTCGTTCCCTTTCTGGTTAACAACAAGTGAATTAAATTACTTCGTATTTCCTCATCTGTAGTGTCAGATAAATCAAAATAAGTCCCACTAAACGAATCCCTAAATGGGAAATTTATTCCATAAGTTTTACCATTAGCCATAACAATAAATATATAACCTATATTTTTTCTATAAATACCATAAAATAGAAAATCACGACATTAAGCCGTGATTTCTTTATTTAAGATGAACAACCAAAACATTCAAAAGGTGAATCTGTTGGTTTGTTTGTTATTACCTCAACGTGTGGTAATGTTGGTGTAACTTTTGGTTTTTCTATTTTAGATATATCTACTGCTAAATGTTTTGCACCAGTTGATATTGCTTTAGTTCTAACATAGTAACAAAGTGTTTTCAAACCTTTTTGCCAAGCGTGGAAGTGTGACGATGTTACTTTAGATAAAGTTGGGTTACCCATATAGATATTCATTGATTGTGATTGGTCAATAAATGGAGCTCTATCTGCAGCCATATCAATCAATTCTCTTTGTGAAATTTCCCAAATGGTCTTGTATTTCTTAATCAAATGTTCAATTCTTTTAACCTTTTGGTTGTATTTCTTATCTTCCTTATCTAAATAATTGTTGAAGTTAATATTCTGAATTGAACCTTCATTCAATATAATCTCGTTTTTCAAATCTTCACCCCAAATTCCAAGTTTCTCAAAGTCAGCAATTAGATATTTGTTTACAATCATAATCTCACCACCAACTACTCTTCTATTAAAGATTGCTGAGTGTGCTGGTTCAGTCATTTCATAAGAACCTGTTATCTTAGCAGAGCTTGCAACAGGCATTTGTGCTGTAAACAATGAATTACAAATACCATATTTCATAACATTTTCTTTCAAATCATTCCAATCCCATCTTCCTGATAAATCAGATTCAGATAATCCCCACATATCAAATTGGAATATACCTTTTGACATTGGTGAACCTTCAAAGAAATCGTATTTTGGATATTCACCATCATGAGTTAATTTATTACTTTCACTTATTGCAGCATAATAAATTGTTTCAAATATTTCTTTGTTTAACTTTTTAGCTTCGTCAGATGTAAATTCATAATCCATTAGATAGAATACATCCGCCAAACCTTGAGTACCAATAGCAATTGCTCTTTGTTCTTTACCACCTTTTTCACCCTTATTCGTTGAGTAATTGTTGATGTCAACAACTTTATTCAATGCTCTTACTACTTTACAAGTTTCGTTGTAAAGTTCTTCAAAATCAAAGTTTCCATCATGTACAAAGTTCTTTAATACCATAGAAGATAGGGTACATATCGCAGTTGTTGTTTCATCAGTATATTGGTAAATCTCATTACAAAGATTTGATTGTTTGATAACCCCAATGTTCTGATGATTTGTTTTTCTGTTTGCACTATCTTTAGAACAAAGATAAGGAACACCAGTTTCAATTTGAGATTCAATTACTTTATTCCAAATATCTTGAGCTTTAACTTTTTTACCTAATCCAAGATTAACCGCTTGTTCATATACTGATTCATATTCATCACCGAAACATTCTTGTAATGGTTTCAATCCCGATTTCTTAATATCATTAGGACAGAATAAATACCAATCACCATTTTCTTTAACGGCTCTCATGAAGTTATCAGGTATCCATAGAGCTGTGAATAAGTCACGAGCTCTTAATTCTTCAGCACCTGTATTCTTTTTGATTTCTAATAAATCTATGATGTCTTTGTGCCAAGGTTCAAGGTATATTGCCGCAGAACCTGGTCTTCTACCTTGTTGATTGAAGAATCTTAATGACTCATTTACAATCTTTAGATATTTCAATAACCCACCAGCAAATCCACCTGATGTAGATAATCTACTCTCCTTACTTCTAATATTTGACATACAAAGTCCAATACCTGCAGCGTCAGCAGAATAAGTCGAGATATCATTCAT